ATAATATAAGTCCTATAATAAAATGGCTCCGGAGGTTGGGATCGAACCAACGACCAATTGATTAACAGTCAACTGCTCTACCGCTGAGCTACTCCGGAATAATTTAACCTAAAAGGAATGCCCAGAATCCAACTATAAATCCCATCCACAATGGGGCGGTGAGTATAATAAACAACCACCCCCAAAAACCAAGACCTGATTTACAACATTTGCAATTTTCACAACTCATTAAGATACATCCTTTTCATAGATATCGATTGTTTCTTTATCAACACCCCTTTCAATTAACTTCTGTTCTAAATACCAAGGGTCGGGTACATTCCACTCGATGTGTCTTTTATTATTTTCATCATACCAACTAACACACCATACTTCCATTTATGCGACTTTCCTTTTATATTTTGCGTAGTCGAGACATTCGACTAACTCTTTAACAATTGATTCATTCTCTGCCGCTAATGTAGAAATTAAAGCAGAAAGATAACCCACGGCATACGAATCGTCATACCCATTCTTTTCAAACTCTCGTATGAGTTCGTTGATGATAGATCGAGCAGCGACTTTGTTTTCGTAAGAATAACTCATAATATATATACCTCTTAAATTATGCAGGAGAAGCGTGATACGCTTCACGATTAGATTCGGGTGTCATAACCCATGACTCAGTTCCTTCATTTAAAAGAAACTCTCTTTCCGCAATGTAGTTCCCGTAAAAATTACGAGACAACATGATTGGTTTATCCCAACTCTCCCATGGTTCATCAGACACATCAACGATGTCTGCTGAGATAACATACTCCTCAGCACCATCATCTCGAAATTCGATCAACTTAGTGATCTCATCAATGTAGTCCTTAGGTCTAACAAAAGGATTGTCGAGGTGATCAAAAACGTAAGTTGATCCACCTTTGTACTTCCAGTGTTGTGGACATTCACCCTTTCCATCCCAAGCGTGCCAACCGTAGTTCTCACGAAATTGGGTGTGAATTACAAGACGAGCAACTTTCTTTGGAATTTTAACCATAACTATGATACCCTCGCTTCAGCAATTGATTCAGCATCAGAACTAGCATTTTTCCAGTTCTCAAAGAAACTCAGACGAGCCTTTCTCTTAAGATCCCAGTCCTCAAACGACTCGGTTTCGATTCCGTTCGCTCTACGCTCCCACATTTGCTCAGCATAAGCCTCTTTCAAAAGTTGTAATTCATTCATAATCTATTCTCTCTTCAATTCAATTTATACACGTATTATAGCACACTCAGCGAAAATGTCAACCATTATTTTCATTTTTTTCGAGGTTTAAAACCTAACATTGTCATCGCTTCAACCGGAGTAAACTCTTCTGCTAGTTTCAAATAGATCTCAACATGAGCATTCTTCACTAGGAAATTAACCCACGACTTCCAAGGCTTAGAACCATATTTGAATCGTGCGATAAATGCGGGTTTCATCTTACCTACCCAAGATGGGTGACAGTTAGGTTTGACTTCATCCATTGTCTTAGATCCGTTGTAAGGACCGTTGTACATGAGAAATGAACCATCCCATGTGAATTGTTCTTTATCAAATCTAGTATACATAATTATGCTCCCAAAAATTTAGAATCACGACCCATGTCCATAGCCCTTAAAGGTCTATGGTTCACAAGGTCCCAAAAATACTTGTCTAACACAGAAAACGACAACAAAGGTGCAACCCATTCAGTTCCATCTTCAAATGAAACATAAGTCATCTCACTTTTTAACGCACTTTCAAGGATATCTTCGTACATAATCATTCTCTCTTTCAATTCAATTTATACACGTATTATAGCACATCTGGAATAAATGTCAACCATTTTTTTCATTTTTTATGCAGTTTTCTGTACGAACCATTGCGGTATCGATCTTTTACTCCATGTCATGCTAAATCGTTGTTGTTTTGTCTCGTAGAACCTACGATAACTTTCGACAGGATCAGGTAACATACATTCTGGATTGCTACCCATTGCTAATTTGAAAGGTGTGAGATCACCCATCGGAATGTTGTTTGGTTGGCGTCTCAACACTTTGCGCAACTTTGTATCTGTTGCGTGTGTGCGTTCATATCGATAAGTATACTCATCACATAACGCTTCAAAGTGTTCAACGTGCCAGTCATAGTTTGCACTTGATTCAGTTGTCCATACAGTACAAGGATGTCCCATATGAACTGCTTTGTACAATTTACTTTCACGACTATCATCAAGTTCCCAATATGAACTCATCGTCTTGCCTGATACAGATGGTCGTTTACAATAGTTTCCGTCAAGCATTCTGTGTGCTGTTGATAGCATTTGTGCTGACTCGACAATCATCTTAACCACATGTTTGTCGCACTGCTCTTTAGCAGCAATGATAGGATCTTCATTCAATATAAAAATATTCATATAGCGTAGTTATACTTCTTTTTAAAGTTTCGTTTAAAGTTTCTTAGCATTTTCGTCTCTAAATCAAATGCTTCCTGTTCCCAAGGTTGATCATCATATGATGCCGTGACAAGCAATCCTTCCCACACATCAGGATCTTCACCATGAGTTATTACAAGACGACCGCTCTCATACTGCTGAATGTGGGTTAACTCGTGAAACAAGGTTCCGAGCATCAAGGATACATTATAGGTTTTGTTTATTTCAATGTGATAGTCGTGATCGCCTTCATCATGAGCGTAACCGAAAGCATCACAATCCTTTGTGAACTCGATCAACACATATGATGCATCACTTAATTTGAGATACTTCTTTGCGTAGGCAAGTGCTTCTTCAAGCACAAGTTTCTTGAGATTTCTTGGTTTACCATCATAATCATAAATCATACCGTTATTATAACAGATTTGAAAATAATGTCAACCGGTTTTTTAATAAATGACGAAATTTACATTATATAAATATAACGCATGGGTGCGTGTGCATGTGTTTAATTACGCAAGAGGCAAGTGTGACAATAAGAATAAAATCAAATTTCACAGAAGGAATAGTCGGGGTAGCATTTTATATGCCACTGGGGTTGTGCTCGACCACGCTAGGGTGCTAAAGAGGCGTTAAGATGAAAGTCCTAACGCCTTTTTACTGTCTTAAACAAACTCGTCAAACTTTGACTTTTTACCTTTCGGCGATGACCCAAAGTTTTCCATCTGTAATCTAGCACCCGCTTGAGTGTTATCAAATACTGGCGTATCACTTACAAGTGTTTGCGCCGATTCTTCAACATCAAACAATCGCATTTTTGATCTGTCAATGCCTACAACAAATCGTTTTAATGCTCCGAGGTCACCCCATCGATTCTTCAACTGCTTGATCATCAATTGACCTAACGATTCAAGTTCCTCAGTTGAAATCAAACCGAACATGAAGTCAGCGGTCGCAGGCAAACCAAATGATTCTGATGTGTCCTCCAAACCTATATCTGAATTGCCATAACCTGATCGTGTTGTCTGTGTCGCTGATACGATAGGCACGTTACATTCAACTGCCAACCCACGAAGTTCTTCTGCAATCGCTTTGATCAATGTGTAAGAGTTTACGTTCGCTCCCATACGAATACGAGATGACATACAGATGTTCAAGTAATCAATATACACAATATCAGGATGAAAGTTTTTCTTTAGTTTAAGTTCGTTTATAAGATGACGGAAGTGCGCTGACCCTGCTGATGCAGTAGGATATTCCTTGATGATTAACTTACCTGTTGTCTTTTTCTTGACTCTCGCCATCTTCTTATCATATGAATCCTTAGGCATCTCTCCTAATGTATCAAGAGTGACATCAAGCAAGTTTGCATCAATTCGTTCTGCAATCTTTTCTTCTGCCATTTCCATTGTGATGTAAAGAACATTCTTACCTTCCATCAATGCCGCTGATGCACAATGAGTCATAAACAATGTTTTACCTACACCTGTGCCTGCAAGTGCAATGCTCAATGATTTACGTGCCAATCCACCTTTAGTAATCTTGTTCATCAATTCAAGATCAAAAGGAACCCTATCCTCTTTCTTATGATAGAAATCAAATCGACTATCAGCATCCTCAAGGAAATCGTGACCAACAGCGTTGTCGAATGAAACGCCTAATGCTTCAGCAAGCATTTCCGGAATAGAACCTTTATCCTTGTCATCATGAGCACCGTCAAGCACAAGGATTGATTCACGAACAGCGTTGTAAACTGCTTTGTCTTGACAAAACTTTTCTGTCTTGTCAACCAACCAATCTAAATCTGTCTTTTCATCATACTCTAGTTTGTCAATGATCGAAACTGCTTCAGAATATTGTGTCTCATTGATGCTTGAATTCTCATCAATAATGATACGCAGGGCATCCTTTGTGGGAAGCCCGTTGTATTCATTGACATAATTATCTACAGTTTCATACACTAGACGTTCTGAATAATTATCAAAATAATCAGTAGTCAGAAAAGGAAGAACCTTTCTTGTGTACTCTTCATTGTTTAACAATCCGGCAAGGATAGTTGACTCAATCATGCTATGCAGATTCCTCATCAGTCATCAATGGTGTGCCGCCTACGGAATAGAATTTGCGTATTGCTTCAGCAAAGTTTGTCTTTTCCATCATCATGTTCCAGAACTCGCCATTGTTCGCAATTTCTTTTGCTCGCATCAATTTATCAGTCAATACTTCACCTGTATCGGGATCCATTGCTTCATACCAACCAACTTTAGGTTTATGTATGTAACCCATCTTTTCTGCGACATCCATCAAACCTGACCACTTCGAGATGCCGCCATCAAAGGTAACAGTAATGGGAATCTTCGACTTCTCACGAACATGTCTTGACTTTTCAATATTGATGATGAAGTGATAACCTTCAATCTCAGTGCCAACCTTTTCTTGTTGACGACCAATAATCCAAATCGCATCAGCAGAATAATATGCACCTGTACCGCCCGACACAACATCCTTAGGATACAATCCGATCTCTTTGTATGTGTGATTCACAGCAATCAAAGGAATGTCTTTCAAATTCAAATGCGGTGTCACCATTCTAAATAATGACTTCATTTGTTTCGCACGAGACATATCTGCAACTGATTTGCCGTCAAGTGCATCATCAACTTCTTTCTTAGAAGCAAGGTTACCAATAGAATCAATAACAACACAAACACGATCTTTCTTGTCGATATTGCCTAACTGTTGCATAATATCAAACTTCAACTGCTCAACATCAGTGATCGGTGTATGAATAACACGATCCAAATCAACACCAAACGATTCAAAGTATGATTGTGGTGTACCAAACTCTGAATCATAAAATAATATAACTGCATCAGGATATTTCTTCTGATACGCTGCTGCCATCAACAATGCAAATGCTGACTTAAAGTGTTTTGACGGACCCGCTAACATCAACAACCCGGGCACTAATCCGCCATCAAGTCGTCCTGATAAAGCAACATTCGCCATAGGCACAGGTGTCGGTGCCATCTCTTTCTTACCAAATACTTTCGAATCCATCAAGGGTGCTGTCATTTTGATTGTTGAATTCTTTTGTAACTTCTCTAATAAAGACATTCTATCTCCTTCTCATATTATTGTCGCAATAGTCATACATTATATCATCAAATAGGATTTCTGTCAACCATTATATATTTTACGTAAAAGAT